GCCATCCAAGCAGTAAGGATTAAAGCAACAATCCCAATGGCCCATAGTGCCGTGCGTTTAATCCATCCAAACATTAACGATCACCATCCGCCCACTTGCGGAGGCGCTCACGCATGATCCAAACAGCGGCTAGGGCCACGATACCACAGAACACCAAAGCCACGATCTGCGCTGTCCCACTGAGTGCTGATACGGCTGACACGCCAGCGCCCACCGCAGACACAGCCTGAACCGCGCCAGCCTGCATCGTGGTCGATTCCATTGGAGTATTGCGCGGGGCGTCTGGGACAGCAGTGCTGTCCTTGGTTTCTTCTTGAACTGCAAATCCAACGGGCGTCAGGAACAATGCACGTTCAGCGGAACGGCGGCGCGTTAGTCCAGCCAAGACCTTACCACCAGCTTTGTTCCACATCAGGATTGCGTCAGCAGACTTCTGGGTTTCACCAACATTGAAGTGGCGAAGGGCGGAAGACTTCTTGAATGCGCCAGATCCAATATTGTAGGCCAAGGACACAAACGCGCCGAACTCATTGTCGTTAATGGGGCGCGTGATGGCTGGCTTGATTGCGTTTGAAAACTTATTAATCGCCGTGTGAAGATACTTCTCGGCTTCTTCTTCGCTGATCGTCATGCCTTCATGAGGGATGACGCCTACGTGAGCGGCCGCAGTGGTTCCATATCCAATGGTCCAAACACCAGCGGGGCATTTGTAAGCTTTGGCGCGGAAGCCTTCAAACTCTTTGATTAGGTTTATGGTTGCTTCATTAATCATTTTCTCAACGCCTGTTCTATGGTGTCTAGTTTCAGGAATACAGCTTTAAAGCTATCTTGGATTTGTTTGAACTCACGATCATGCGCTTCTTTGTTAGCGGTTGCCGTTGCTTTGAGAACAGCAATGTCAGTCGAATGCGCTTGCTGCCGTGTGTACATAGCAAACAAAATACCAATTACGGGAGCAACGGCCCACTTCATAAGAAACTCAAGAACGTCCATCATTAGATCCTTAGTTTGGGGCTATAGGCCAGATTACATTTTCTGGAAAACCAGCCTGTTCAGTGATATCACGGAGTGCTTTACGATATGTTGCCCACGTTACTAGATTAACAGGTGAATCAATCACCTGCGTCCAATCAGTCTCGGCCAGAAGTTGGTTCCGTGTAGATCGAACATTCTGAGCAAGGTCAGCAAGACGTTGTGCAATATCTTCAGTAGAGGCAGGAGTAATCTGCCATTCTTGCACCCAAGCCTCACCAGTAAACACAGGATTAACTGTAGTAGCATTCTGCATTACATTGTGGAATGGCTGAGGGATTTCTTTTGGAATAACAGGATAGATACCATACTGTGCAAGAAAAGCATCATCGACACGCTCTGGAAAAGAGGTGTTAGGATTATCTTGCATCAACTCTCTGATGCCATAGGGGAATGCAACAACAGCATCCTTTAATACCTTAACGTACATCACTGCCCCTCCAACTGCTGCTCAATTACTTCAAGCATGATGATCTCTTTCAGTTGCTCTGTTAGGCTTGACTCAAGCAAATCACGCAGACGATCAGCAAACTCTAGCATTGCAGGCTTGTCTGAATGCTCAGCCTCAATCTTCTTGATAGCAAGACGGAAGTTGTCGATGTTGATTTGGTAGTTCATTACCTCAGCCTTACGGCCTAGCGCTGCTGCGCTGAGGATTCTCATTTTTTCTTCGTTCATTTTATATCTTTCCAAAAGTTATACCATTACCATTGCCTGTAGGTAAGATAGCAGGATTAGCAAACTTAGTACCAAAGCCTGACCCAGACCACGGGTAAACAGAAACAAAGGGTGTTGTGCCATGTGATACTGCAATAGCATTTCCAGTTGGAGAAAAATCTACATCTGTACCGACTCCTGCTGGGAGAGTAGCAGGGTTAGAAAATCTAGTACCAAACCCTGAACCAGACCAAGGGTAAGCAGAGACAAAGGGTGTTAAAACATGAGCTACTGCAATAGCATTGCTGGAAGGGGAAAAAGCTACACCACGACCACTGCCTGCGGGAAGAGCAGGAGGGTTAGGAAACTTAGAACCAAAGCCAGAACCTGACCAAGGGTAGGTAAAGACAAATGGGGTCTGTAAAGTAGTTGCTGCAATAGCATTTCCGTTAGGGGAAAAGGCTATGCTCTGACCATGATTAGTACCACTGGGTAGATTGGTAGGGTTAGAAAACCTAGTACCAAAGCCTGAACCTGACCAAGCCCAAACTTCAATTTTAGTAGTTGTTTGCCCCGCTACTGCAATAGCATTTTCGTTTGGGTGAAAAGTAACTCCATTGAGTGGATCATTAGGAGGAACGGCGGGATTAGCAAACTTAGTACCAAAGCCTGACCCAGACCAAGAATAAGCAGAAAGATATGGGTTGTTAATGTGAGCAACTGCAATAGCATTACCACTAGGAGAAAAAGCCACACCATTACCAGTACCTGTAGGCAATGTGGCAGGGTCAGCAAACTTAGTGCCAAAGCCTAACCCATTCCAAGAGTAAGCAGAGATAAAAGGCGTAGTGGGATGAGATACTGCAATAGCATTACCAGAAGGGGAAAAAGCTACACCAAGACCACTGTTTGCGGGTAGGGTAACAGGATTAGCAAACTTAGTGCCAAAGTCTGAACCTGACCAAGGGTAAACAGAAAGATATGGGCTGGTAGTGTGAGCAATAGCAATAAACTCTTGGTAAGCTTTACTCGCAGACATGAGTTTTTCTCTAAGCATTATGCGTCACCCACTCGTGCGCCATAAAGAACACCGCCCACTTCCCACAAAACAATAACAGTAAAGCCTGTGGTATTCAGGATTGGAGCAACACCTGAGTTAGTTTTCCATGTGACAGAAGGCCAAGTAATGGTGTATGCAGTGCCATCATCAATCAACAACGTGATCGATTGACCATTTGCAAGGCTATCAGTTGGCGTGGAGTTGCCTGTAAGGGTCCATGTTTGGATTGTACCATTTGCTGCACTCAAGGCTGGAGTAGTTCCAGTGAGAGCAAAGATTGTTTCGGTGATGCTGCTTGAAACAGTTAAAGTCGTCACAGATGCAGTAGCTGGAGTTGTGGCTCCAAAAGTGGTACCATTAATTGTACCACCAGTAATAGCTACAGAAGAAGCAGCCTGAGTAGAAATAGTACCAAGCCCAAGGTTACTCCTTGCTCCAGCAGCATCAGAAGCTCCAGTGCCGCCATCTGCCACTGTAAGGTCGGTGATACCAGTAATAGAACCACCAGTGATGGTTACAGAAGATGCAGTTTGGGTTGCAATGGTCCCAAGTCCAAGGTTAGTTCTTGCAGTTGAAACGTTTGATAAATCAGAAAGATTATTTGAAGCAACAAGTAGAGCGCCCCATGCACTACCATTGTAAACTTTCATTAAATTGTTAACGCTATCAAAATACAAAGCGCCAGTAAGAAGAGCATTCCCATCATTATCAAGAGTAGGATTGCTTGTCTTGGCTCCAAGATAACGATCATCAAAGCTATCTAGTGAAGCAGCAGCGGAAGTAGCAGAAGCAGTAGCAGAAGCAGCAGAAGCAGTGGCGGATGATGCTGAAGCAGTGGCAGAAGTTGCGGCAGCGGAAGCAGTTGCCACATAAGAATTAACATCAACAATGCTGTCAGTCGTTGGTCCTTCTTCAACAGCACCAGTTGTTGCATTGAAAGCCAACACTTTACCTTTGCGATTAGCAATTGAAGGTAAAATCAAAGAAGGCGCAGTTTCATAATCATTGAGGCGAATCGTGCGATCCGTTTTGTCATTCTGATCTGCAATCATAGCAGTCAAGATATCAAGTTGCTCATTCAAAGCAGCGCGATTGATATCTGATCCAGCAGAGAAATCGCTTGTGCGCTCAATGTCAGTCGTGCGGAAGATCACAACAGTGCTGCCGCCAGTAGCGCCAAGGACTTGTTGAACAGCAGGAGGTGTAGCGGTAACAAAGACCACGTTACCAGTAGATCCATCGCCACCAGTGAGCGTGTAGTCAGAACCTTCAGTCTTTAGAACGCCATCCACATAAACAGTAATGTCCGAGTCATTAAAGAACTCAAACGGCACAGCAAAAGTTTGCTGAGTCGCGCCTTGAGCAACGCTATAGGAAATACGTGGATTGTTATTGGCAAGATTGATTGTCATGGACCACCTCTTTGCACACTATTTGCAGTGCAAAGAGGCAGCATCAACGCACAAAACTACTGCCTCAATGCTTGTGCTAGTTCAGAAACTTCACTTTTAAGAAACCACATATTTGCCATTGGCATCATGCGAAGAATATCAGAAGCACCTTCACCATAATCACCAGTGGTAACTTTGAAGATACCCTCTGCCACGTTTGCAGCCCAAGATGGACCCGCACCAGCAATGTCAGTCACAACATCTAGTGGGTTTTGACGTTGCTTAAACTTTGGCTGAATGATTCCACCAGTAATATTCGGCCCACCAAGAGCAATCGTTGAGTGCATGGTGCGATAAAAGAGATCTGAGTAAAATGGAAGCAGACCGCTTGCATCAATTGTCCTAGCCATCTTGTCTTGATAAGACATATTCTCAAACGTGGACGCATTCGTCTTCATCTTCAGGACCATGTAAGACAAACCCAGCATAGTAGCTGCACCAAGCGCACGATTCTTTACCTGATTGTGAGCCATAGCGCCGAGCGTCTTGTTCATGCTGCCAAACAAGAAGTTGTAAAATTGAAATGGCATAGCCAAAAAACCATTCTCAACACGGGCATAGCCCTTGAGAAACTTGTCTTCTTGCAATCCAAACTTAGCTGCGACACTCATGGGGATATGAACAACACCATCAGTAATGATTGGTCGATCAGCAGGAGTTCCGTGGATCACAGTGTTTGTGATGCCGCTATTAAGAGCGACACGGAAGCGCAAGACATCATCCTCGCTAACAGTCTTTGCCGCCTTGAAGTCAGCAAGAGCAAGCTGATTAATTTTGTTTTCATAAGCAGCTTTATTCAATGGATCAATGCCAAGATCATCAGCAGAAAATCGAGAGTGATTAATCTCATGCAGCATCACGAAGTTAGACCACTGCTTAGGTGTCTTGAAGATATCGGGTAGAGCATCGACACCTTCCATGCGTGGTTTCAACCAAGCCTGACGATCAAACATCGGGCCTTCGATGTAAGCACGATCAAAGTAAATAGTGTTTGTCTCACGATTATAATAAGCAGGAGCGTAACCGCCATCCTTAGATGTCTTACCAACAGGGCTTCCATCTTCTCTAGCTTCAATCACAGTAACACGTTTACCTGCGATCTCAGGGATCTCAATGTGATCTGCCCACTGCTCAGTGTTAGGCAAGATCATACCCTCCTTGTTCCGCTCCCAAGGTGTCTTAGCAAGTCGGATAGCAAGCTCTTCGTCAATGCCGTGCTTGAGAAGGAGCATCTTATCAAAGTCACTGATCGTGCCATCCGCAAAACGAATGGATGAGTCCATAATGGTATGGCCCATTACCAATCCAGAAAGACGCTTGTAAGCAATCGTAAGCGGGGTCAAGCCATTGAGAATGTAGAACCCCTGCTGTGCAGAGTTAAGAAGCTTTGGAGCAACGAAGTTGTTACTGATTTGGCTTTCAAGGCGATACATACCCAAGGTGTACTCAAGCGCAGAGCCAGCCATTCTGGTTTCCATCGCGGACATCCGCAAAGTATCCATGTCAATGCTGGACTTGATCCCCTTCATCAATGGCGCAAGTTCGTACTGCATAACGATACGACCAAAGTCACCGAGAGATGTAATGCCAGCACCGCCCATGAATGCAAATGTCGCCATGCTGCGAAGACCATAAGCAATCTTCTGGTTCATAGCATCAGGACGATCAAGGACGTTGCTAACAATCCGACGATAAAGAGAGTCGAAGTCAACGCGCATCTTGTTGATGTCAGCTTCGCTTGCACCAGCACGAATCATGTCCAACTCCATTTCGGTTGTTACGCCGAAATAGTCTTTGCCAAACTTTTCCTGAAACAAAGTGCGTGGGTTAACGCGCGCGTTATAAGAGTTCAACACGGACACTGGATTAAGTTCAATGTAATCAATGATGGCTGCAGTAGGAACATCAAGCTTGCGATGACGGAAGTGCTTAGAGCGGCCCAAGCCAGCAACAACATCACCAGCATCAACTGGATCACCTTCAGATAAGATATTGTTTACAGTTCTTTCAGCGCGTTGGCGAACCATTGCTGGATCACTAGACAATTCTTTGCGAACATAATCGCCTTTAACAGCATCAAACTCATAGACGTAGGGTTTCTTGTGAAACTCCTCTGCAATGATCTTTATGAACGCTTCTTTGTTCTGCCTGATCTTGTCTAAATTATAGAAACGAGGAAAGAATGGCTCTGCGGTTTGATCTACTGGAGGAACACCGCCATCATAATCTCCACGCGCCATCTTAACCATCATATCTTCATCCTTCTTCAGGACTCTAATACGGGACTCAATGACAGAAAGTTCACGATCAGATGCACCATCGCGGCGAGCGTTAAGAGAGTTAATCTCTTTATTGATAATACGAATACGACTCTCACGACCACGGACTGTTGAAATCAATCCCTGCTCTTCAAGCTTACCTGTGACATCACGACCAAAGTAATCTTCAAGAATGGACGATGCTTTCAGTTCAGCCTCAGACATATTGGGATCACCAAGAAGTCTTTTGCGAGAAGCTGAAGCAATCCAATCATCAAAGGCCATTGGGTTTTGCTGGACCTGACCATATAGATCTTTAAGGCCAGACTCCATCTTTGCCATGTTGCCGTGAGATACAGCAGTCTTTAAGAACACAGAAGGATCGCTGCGGATACCAAGACTGTTTTGATTTATGCCCAACGACATATCGTGAGCCAAATCAAAGAATGCTTTTTTAACAGTCGTTGGATACTTGGACTGCAAGGCCCGCTTCATTGGAGTTGTGATTGCTTTATAGAACACACTGTCTGTAAACCAATTGGCGGGAATGCCGTAAGGGTCATCCATCTTAAAGCCAGAGTCTTCGATATAGCGAAGGCCAAGTTCTTGACGCAGTTCGGTTGCACCACGCTCAATCTCAGAAGCACGATCTCTTAGATCTTGAAGACCTTCGTCATCACCAGCCCGCGCTTTTAGATCATCAGCTTCACCTACGCGAGCAAGAAGATCTGACTGAAGAGAAGCATCATCCATTGCAGCATAGGGGCGCTGATCACGAGACAGTCGAGAAGCAAACATCTTGGGAGAAATGTTAGCTGCATTCTCATTGGCTTTTTGAAGAGTGCTGTATTCGTTTACAAACTTGCTTACTCTCTCAAAGGCTTGAGCGCGACCAACTGCTGGAGCAGAAACTAAGCCGCCAATAGCAGCGCCAAATAAAATAGATGATCCAACGTTAATGGCAGCTTCATCGTATCGAGCCATTGGATCTGTTGCAAGGATTGCGCCTTCGCGTACAGCTTCAACTGCACCAACACTAGCACCAACACGCAATGCCGCACGACCTACAGTTAACGCTGGCCCACCAAATGGAAGGCCAATGTAATTGATTGGGTCAAAGAAAGCAGAGCCAAGAAGCTGAGCGGTCGTTGCCATAGCAAGTGTCTGACGATTTGCAGCAGAGCGATCAATCTGTTGACGCAAGTTAACAGCAGCCTGATCGTTTGGTTGTCCAGCAAACTCAGCGGCAAACTCAGCGTACTGACCAGTAGCATACTTCTTGAAGTCGTACTTTGGATCTTGCTTGGACCCAAACTTAAACCTTCGCTCAGCAGCCGAGATAATAGGATCGAAGGTACGGTTTAGGTTGGCCTCAATAACATTGCCAAACCTTGGAGCATCAGGGGCATAACCACTGCTGATAGGAACGCCAGTTGAAAATGTATCGACCATTACTTAGCCCCAAACAATTGTGTAAGAAACGCATCGCTTCCATTGCTGGAGCCATTTCCAGTAAGATAGCTAGCTGCGTCAAAACCACCAGATCCGTATGCCGCCATAACTGTTGGTAAAGCACCAAATACTGTTAAGTTATAACCCGCTGACTCAATCTTCCTTCTGCGATTAGCAGTTTGCTGACCCTCGACCTGAAGTTTCGCCTCATTAAGTTCGATAGCGCGAGAGAAATCAGGGTCTTTAGTGTTAAGAGTCATCACTGGATAAACCTTGATTGATCCAGATGGATTATCAGCAGATGGAATAGTCACTTCTTGACGAAGAGCAACTGGACCACCCTCAGACTCTGGTCTCCACATCATCACATTATAGTAAGTTCCGTTTGAGTCAGAAGATCCAACTGGCTGCAAGAAGATTTGCTTCATGTTTGCGTCTGGTCGTGGCGCGGGAATACCACCAAATGCACCGAAGCCAGTAGCGATTTGCACTTCATTAATGCCATTTAGATTTGCCATCTTAGCATTGGAAACCTTCTCGCCATCAATCGTAAATCCGCCACGCTTTACCTGATCAATAACAAATGTATTCCAAAGAGGAGCATTCCGACCAAGCACGGCAGATGGTGCAGCGCCAGAACGAAGACCGCCATATCCGTTCATTACATTGCCATCGTTAGGATAGCTGAGGTTTAATTGTTTTTCTAACTGACTTTTGATGCCACTGGATGTTGCACCAGTAACTTCAGAAGATCCAAGTAATCCAAGAGCAGCAGAAGTTATTGCAGCAACATCTTGAGGCATAGCGCCATCAATACCATCAAGACTAGAAACAAAAACCTCAAGCGATGCACCAAGTCTTTCTTCAACCTTTGCCTTGTAGATTGGATTATTCTTGTAGTTATCATAGAGGTTTGAAGCCTCTTGGACTTTTTCCATAGAAAAACCAGACATGGTGTAAGCACCGCTCATCATGTCAAGCTTAGCAATTTCATCTGAGTTCATTGCTGATCGAACAGCAGGAGAAAACAAATCCTTGCCTGTTACTGGATCAGTGCTGAACCTAATCTCATTCCAAGCACGAAGAACATATCCAGCGCGATCACCACTAATGCCGCCCATTGATGTATTGCGAAACACCTGAAGAACGCTCTCTGGCATAATCGTAGATGCACCCAAAGAGTTAAGGGCATCTGCATACTTGGGATCTGAGAATAAAGTACCATTGCTAATCAAGTCACCAACCTTAATGCCACCAAGTTCTGGATGGCCTTGAGCAAAGAGTTCATCAGTTGCCTCGCGAACATCCTGAAGAGATCCATTGGCTTGACCGCTTTGAATGTCATATAGCAGCCTTGACTTCTTATCGCTCTCTTCTTGGCGCGTGTAATATTTCTCAGTTTCCTGAATGTAATCGTTTAGCTTTGTGGTTACAGAAGAAGGGTTTTCAGAAATAGTTTGAAACGTCCTAACATTGTCCAAAGCTTCAATCTGACTTGGCGTCAAGATGCCAACATCAACCCCATCAGTAATGTAGGTTTGCATTACCTCCATCTGCTGAGAGGTTGGCAATTGGTCAGAACGGAAAACATTGCTGAGATTTGCAGCAGCAGCACTATTTGCAAATGTCTTACGCAAGCTAAAAGCCTTGTCTGGGTCCATGCCAGAATTGCCAATAGCAATCACGCCTTCAGAATAAACAGTAGAGATATCAGCCGTTGATAGTGAAGCCATAGAAACTGAAGCACTTTTGATCAAAGACTCAGTTTCAGCAAAAGCTTGAAGCTGCTCCTGCTCCGTAATGATCTTACCAGTATCTTCACGATACGATTGGGCCGTAGAGCCAAACGATTCAATAACACCAGCTCTAACATTTTCTAAGTTAATGATTGCTTCAACAGATGATCTCTTATCTGGAGGAGCCATCTGTGGATTGCGATTGCGAACAGCACGTTCTATTGCATCAGTTTCCGCGCTGTCTGCATTCATCAGGGTGCGGTTGAAAACTCCCGCAACTGCCGCATTAAACTCATTATCTGCCGACTTACGATATGCCGCAGCTTCATCAGTTCTACCACTTGACTCAAGTCGAGCAGCCAACGTCATAGTGTCGTAATATGATTGGCTGGTTGCTGGAACAACTGCATTCAATGGACTTTGAGTAGCCCTTAGAGTTATGTTACTGATTAAAGATGTTGAGTTCTGAGCAACGTCAATTGCCGCCACAGCACCTTCCGCTTTGTAAGCAGCAAGTTGTTCGTCCTCAACAATCTTCAGATAGTCACCGCGATCATCAAGAAAATCCTTTGAAACTTTCTCAAGATCTTTTCTATCTTCGTAACTAAGAGTGGACATAATAGTCTGAAGAGGACCATCTGGAATTAAAGATAGATCACCAGAAGTAATAGCGGCGTGAAATCTTTTGGCTTGAGTAGATGAAGTAATCTTTGATGCAAGATACTCGATCTGACCAGAAGCAAGAGCCACTGCCTTTTCTCGACCAAGCTGAGCAACTTTTTCTGGAGTGAATAGTTCTGCTTTTTGAGCATCATCAATTGAAACATCAATAGATGTGTTGGTTACTGAAGCGGGACTGACGCTTTGAGACACAATTGAATCAACGCCAGAAGTGGCAACCATACTTCGTAGAGCATCATTACCCGCAGCAATGCTGGCCTCTTGAGCCTTAGCCGCAGCACTGCGCTCACGATTGATCTGATCAATTGCCATCGCTGTACGAGTGGCATTGAGATAGCTTGTGCCAACATCCTTGATATAGGTTTGAAACTGACCATCTGCATTGACAGCCATTGCGCCAATATACTCAGACATTGCTGAAGTGTATCGATCAACGGAACCATCGTAAGTAGCGGCAAGTTCCTTTGCCTTTAGTCGGATCTCTTCTTCAATAGAGGATTGGAAGCGGGTAAGTATCACGCGCTGATACGCATCCTGTGCAATCGTACCAAAGCCCTTTGGAGTTTCATAAGCTTTTGGCGCACCAGTCGCTGGATCAATAGCAAGGATTGTTTCTCTAGAAGCGGATGCAGCCTGTTCTGTACCAAACTGTTCAGCCTTCTTTGCACCCTCACGGAAAAACTGATCCGCTATATTATCTGCCGCAGCAGATACTGATTGCGCAATAGCCTGTGATCCATTGCTGCTTGGCACTGGACTAGCCACTCTTGCCACACCAATCGGACCAATTGAGTATGTGCGATCTTCACGAATTACTGGCATTGATTAGACCCTATCTAGAAAAATAAGTAGGTCGAGGAGGTGGAGCAGAAGCCGCTCTTGTGGATAGGCTGGATGATGCAGCGGGTGTACGGATTTGATTGTACTGATACAAGCCACCAGCAACAGTTGAGAATGCGCCAATCATAGATGATGTCATAGCAGATTGACCCTCTGCGCGAATAGCAGCAGCGCGTTGAACGCCCTCAGCAGTAGCAGACAAAGATTCAGCTTGCATCTTTCGAGAGTTAAGATCAGCCATAGTAGCCACGCGCCTTACATCCTCACCAGCAATCTCTTTCTGTCTGCTAAGGAAGTTGGCAACAGAACGATCCTGTCCACCAACGTCACGACCAGCGGCAGCGAAAGAAGCAATGTTAGACGAAAGATTTTGGCGATACATCTCAAGCCGATCATTGCTGCGTTGAGAAGCTTCCGCCATATAGAGTTGACGTTCTGTTTCAATATTGAAACCATTTAAACGTCCTTGAAACTCCGCTTGCCAAGAATCGAAGGCAGCAGCTTTTGATGCACCAATTCCACCAGCAACTTGAGCGCCAGCAGAGACAGCCGTTGCGGCAAGCATGAGGAACTGGATCATTAGATTATTAACTCCGCAATAAGGCCGTTAACTTGAAGCGGCAGGGGATGGGCTTGAGTAATCGTAATCTGAGGATCACGACCATATCCGTTTAGTCGAAACTCCCTTTTGCCTGTAATAGAATCCGTTGTCACAAGCGGGCGACCATTAACACTCACAGAGCGGCAGTTACGCAAGTCCAGAACCACAGTAGACACAGATCGAATATCACCAGTCATTGGTCCAGTTGGAACGTCTGCATCAATTGGATTTGTTTTGATTTCAATATTAAATGGCGTTCCAACATAGAATGTTGAGTAACCACTAAAGGCAGAAACATTGACAGAGCCGCTTGCAACAACCTGAGTGCCAAGATAATCCTGATTACCAGTTGCTGTAGATACTCCAACAATATGGACAGTAGTTCCATTAGCAAAAATGTTTGTCATGCTAATAGTAGGGCCAGCACCAGAGGTGTAGTTATCTAAACCAACACCATCAGTAAACTCACAGAGTTGCAGAAAACCGCCAGCCCAAACAGTTGCAAAAAGTCTATCATTAATAGCAACAACACTTCCAAAGTCACCAAGACTAGATTCCCACTTCATCCAACCAGCACGTTTCTCAGCGCGATTAGAACCAAACAGGGAGATAAAGCCAGACTTGTTTACAACAACCGCATAGGATTCAGCTTCACCAAATGCGCCGTGAACAACGTCCATATCAATTGGCAAACTCAAAAGGTGGGAAGCAACAGTGGAAACGCCAATTGAAGCATAAGCGTCTTCAGCATCAGTGTAGAGATATTCTCGCATGACGTTTCCGCCAGTCTGAATAAACAATGTCGCTCCATCAAAAGAATGCGGTGGAACAAACTCACTGCCATAAGGAGTTTGCTTTTTGATCTGAGCATTTGTTGGCGTGATCGTTTGATTTAGAAATGCTGGAATGTAAAACTCAGACGAGTCAGTAAACACTTGCAGATCACGACTTGAAACAATGTATCGGATCTCATTGACATCACCAGTTGCTGCAACGATGTCAAACGAATCAGAGTCGGCTGCATTGCCAACATCAAAGTTAAAGTACTCACCAATCTTGCTAAACCAAATTGTATCTGGCTGGTCAATAGTTCCAGCAAACACAAGACGACTTTCGTGAAATGCAACAGCGGCAGGATATCCACGACGAGCGGAAAAGACCTGTTCGCTCCAGTTGTCGGTGGGAGCATGAGTTACAATCTTAACCAAGCCACCACCATCCGTAGATAAGTTGGCTACAGCTCCAACAGTAATTGTATAGGTATTTACATCAATGATAGTACCGACAGTTCTAACGCCATTAATTTGGTTTGCGTTGATGCCGCCAACAGCAGAAGCGTCTTCAATGGTAATGGATTCCCCACCAGCAAAACCATGCTTAATGTGAGTCACTTCAATTGTAGCTGTAGTATCAATGGTGCGAAGTGGATTGATAATACTGAGTCTTTGCCGAAGAGTCCCAATAATGTTAACCTTCGCTTGTGTTGAAGATTGAACACTTACGATTACCATTTCAGTATCAACATAACGAAGAGTAACCCCAACGTGACGCGAACTAAGATAATTGCCACCCGTTACTGAACCCGTTGTGTCAAAATAAGGCGCGCTAGTTGTTACTATTTCATTGCTTCCACTGGTTGCCGTGGGGTCAATCGTAACAGAATGTGGATGAAATGCAGCGTATGGCTGATAGATCTGATTGTTGTCAGCGCGAACATCAAAGCTATAAGGCGTGATCTCAAAAGAAGTTAAGCTTGTTCGGATCAACATCCTTGGCATAAACAAAGGATGGCATATGAACATTACATCGCCGTACTGAGCAACAGTGTATTGATGAAGATAGTCATCATCAAACGGCAAAGCATTTGAGTTTGTGTCTTGAGTTAGTGTCGACACAAGACTTAGTGATGATGCAAGAACTCTAAAGCATCGAACTTGAGCATTCTCAATAGAGATAATGTATTGCTCGTCTTCAGAGAAAACAAACTGAACAAGGTGGGACTGAAACGTCTTAGACGTATCCCTTGTAATGCCAGACAATCTAGCTTGAAACTTCATGCCACGGCGCTTGATTAGAGAACCTTCTGCCATAATCGTCATGTTCTTAATGCTTTGCGCCGAAGCATTATAGATGGGACTATCAGTCCGCATCATTGCAGAACGGCTTATCTCGCCATACTGAAAGCTACTGATGGGAACTCTGATCTTCCGCATTAGCTGCGCCTTTGTGCAATGAACCTCGACGTATTAAGCTTGCGCGTTGTTTGTTGCTGAGAGTCAAGACGCCGCGCTTGCATCATGTAGACGTTAGCCTTTTGCTCCATCAAGGATGCCAATGAAGCATCCCGAGCAACAGATACAGCCAAGACAGCAGCCATAGAGAACTCAACCGCAATCGTAAAGTAGGGAGGCCAGTTTGCTTCAACAGCGCGGAAGATAAAGTCAGCAATCACAACATCATTTGACACGGCATTGCAGTAAGCCTTGTCGCCATAGATATCGTATTCAATTGGAAAGTCATTTACAGTAATCGCATTGAGCATCAGCATAGTTGAAGGAAGCTGATAAGCAGCATCAAAGCGACCAGTTGGAGCCGTAGATAGGCGCGTCAGGATTGATTGATTGGTCGCAAAGCGCCAACGAGTATTTGTTAAAGAAGCCCGCGCAACATCTTCATACATTGCATCGCAGACATCAGACTCAACAGTTCCATCAGAGAAAGATGAAATAGGTGAACCGCCCATTAGGACGGAGGCACGAGAACATATTTTGATTTCTGTATTTGCGGGCATATGGGGTTAGGGGGACCGAAGCCCCCCTCTCCTTTCTTAGTCGCTGTCGGTGGCTGTGATAGTCACGCCATCGGTAACATCGACAACAGTGCCAGTGTTGGAGTTGACGTAAAGCTGCGAGATCACTGGAGTACCACCAGTGGAAGACACGCAAAGAATTACATCATTCACACGCAGCATATTAGCGGCTGAGTTAAAGTAACCCGATGTGTTCACATCAGCCACAGCGTCAGCAGTGGAGTAGTGAAACAAAGAGCCGCTGGACGAACCAGCAAGACGGGTCAAAGAATCCGAAGTATAAGCCATGTCTGATTCTCCTGATTAGTTGTTGTCGAGGAGTTCGTAGATGCCATTGCTGTCAATCACAATGGCCCCCATCGACATCATCGAAGTTGTTAGGTGCGAGACTTTCTCAGGCACGTAGTTCACTTCAGTGCTGACATCGGCGTTAATGCCGAGGCCGACAGACGAAGTGTGGTAGGCAAGGTTCTTGCCAGCAACGACAGCCGAGGTCGAGAAGATCTTGAAGCCCAAGAACTCTTTCATCGTCATGCCGCCAGCGAATGGCAGATTCTGTGGACCAACATAATCCGAAGAAGCAAACTCGGTGATGTTGAACAGATCTGCAAAACCTTTGGGGTGCATGGCGATATAACGCTGACCATCTTCTGGAATGTCGGCAGTGCCAAACAATTCAAAGAGAGTAAGCATATCAGCCTTATCAACGGCAGCGCCAGCCGAGTTGACTTGAGTTGCGTTTGCACCAGCGTCCATAGCAGTCGTCAGAATTTCGTCCGTCTTACGGCCCAGAGCAGCAGCAGCCGATTGGGCCACAGCTTGACGCTCGTTGATGTTGATCTTCAATTCGTCAAGCGAGTCGATGTACTCCGCAGCATAGAAGTTGTTCATCGTTGCTTCAACGTAGGTGTGAGCCAACTCCATCGGAGTGACCATACCATTGCGAGATTTGGTCGATGCAGAACCTGCACCGATCTTTTGGAATCGAGCGGACGAACCAGTTACATTGGTCGTGCGGACAGTGTTCCGTAGTTTGGAACCCATGCGCTGATACGCCATGTGAACTTCGGTTTCGAACTGCTTGATGAAAGCTTGGTCAATTGTGTTTGCCATTTTCAAGGTCCATATGAGATTGCGGTTGGACGGGTATCCGCCTTCTCACTTCGTAGAGGGTGTCCTTGCGGGCCTCTCAGTGCAGCACGGGCCGTGATAAAGAACCATCAACATATTTTGCATCATGGTCGCAACGCACAAAATGAAGAGATGATTGTTTATTCTTTGGATCATACACAATGTCTGCTGGAACGAATCCCAAATGCAACAGCCACTGGTGGACCATATGATTCTCAGTCCAAATAGTAGCTCGTAATTCACCATGAAACTTATGATAAAACTCCATAAGTTTCTGTGAAGCCCGTGCAAAGGTAATCCAGTTTCGACGCAAGTCTTTGCTAAACACTGCCCAGATCAAAGCATGATCCGTAAATAAAGCAGCGCCAGTAATTGCAACTGGCTTGCCGTCCTTGAGGACTGTAAATGCAAACGGATCATTTACGACATTGATGAGAGCATCAGTCAAAGACATCTTGTAGAACTCCCTGAACTCGCGCTCGCTTTCAGGGCTGATGTTCTCAACAAAGGGCTGGATATGAGACTCTTCAAGATCGACAAGTGTTAGGCCACGTTCTTGAATATGAATCTCAGCCATAGATCTTCTTGAACCCCGCATCAACTTTCTTCACGAAGTCTGGATCACGCTTAGAAGCATTCCAGTAACGCTCATCGCGCATCATCTCTTTAAGATCAGCTTCGCTTGAACCGCCAGAAGGATTTGCTTGAGTTGCAAATGATCCATCCTTCATAGACTCCATGATAACTTCCAAAGCCATAATGCCTTCCGCGCTTTCGCACAGACGCTCAATTGCTGGCAATGTTTTCTCTGGAAAGAACTTCATGGCAAACATAGAGGCTGCATCAATCCGTTGGTTTGCGCTATCACCAAGCTTCACTCGCTCAGCATCAAGGTCTGGGCCTTGAGGTATAGAGTTTTTGTAGATCTCAATACCCTTGGCAAACTCATCTTGAGAGTAACCATTCTCAAAGGAATGATCCGCCCACCACTTTAGAAGATCGCTATTGATGGATTCTTCTTCATTCACAAAGTCTGGCAATGCGTATTCACCAGCAGATGCTGGACGATCCTTGAAGGCTTCAGCCTGAAGTTCATCAACAATCTTCTTGCGATAGTCTTCTTCTTTAGTTCCAAGTTTGCTTTCCAATTCCTTGTAGGCTTTGGCAAGTTCCTCTGGAGACTTATACTTTTCAGGCAACCATTCTGGGCGCTGAGAATTATCAGTGGTCTGAGGTACTGGAGTTGCAGTAGGCTCAGTTGCTGGTGCAGTTGTTGGTTCAGTTGTTGTCTGAGCGGTAGGCTCAGAAGTCCCTTGACTCAAAAGAGATACGTTCATTGTTTGCTCCTATGCGCGTGTGAGATGCGTCTTTCGATAAGGCCAACGAGATACCGCTGCCCTTCAATGTGACGTAGTTCTTCAGTGCTGATGTTTGGTCCGCATACCGATTCAATCGTAATAGACCTTAGATAGCGAAGCGTGTCCTTTCCCGCTGGAGAAGAAAAGACTTCCGCAATGTGTGCGCTAATCTGTTTGTCTTCCGCTATCTCTCGCGGAATGCTGTCAATGCCAATGTTAATCCTAGACTGGTTGACCGCCAACTTGCGCTCCCATTTGCTGTTGCTGTTGCTGCTGTTGCGCCATCTGCTGCGCTATTGCAGCTATCTGTTTACGCTGCTCTGCGCTGCGAATCAAGCTGTCTGGAACACCAAACTTCTTAGCCAAGTGAACTGCTGTTGCTTCCGAATCGATTAGAAGCTGAAGCATCTCAGGACCAAAGGTTCCGCCGACAAGTTGAAGGTAACGAGCAACACTTGAAATGTCTTGAGTTGCTTGGGCTTGAGCCAATGGAGAGATTGACCGAACCTTTACTTCACGACCATTCACTGTTGGGACTTCAATGCGACCTTGCTTCTTCAAGATATAGATCACGCGCTGAAGAACAGGTTGGACCAATTCGGCCTGAAGCCGACCAAATGCAGATCCAATACGACGAGATAGATCAGCCATACGTTCAGCCACCTCAGTCGCTGTAGCAGGTGTCTTATCTGGATTGCCAAGCATATCATTGTAAAGCGCCCGCTTAATGTTGAGGCGCATATCGCTTAGGATAAGTTGGGCGACATCAAAGCGACCAGCAGCATTAATAGGCTGCAAGCCTTGGCTGCCCATAGCCTTTGGTATAATAGTGCCTGGGACTAAACGTATAGTGTCTGGATTGATGACACCATCATCTTCCATCTGATAGATACCACTAATAGACATCTGTGCATTCTCAAGCACAAGTTCTATGGTTAGGTTGGTTGTCTTAATGGCAGACAAAGCATTCAGCAGTGGGCCGCGACCATAGACCTCACCAGCGCACTTAGACCAACGGAAACAAATAAATGGATTAGACCCAACGCCTTTCATCTGTTTCTTGTGCAGAACAGTCTCTGTCTCCATGCAGATTGCATAGTGATAGTAACCCTCTTCGTTCTTCAGATCGTAATCGCGGCACACCACTTCCAAAACAGTTGTCGTATCATCGCGTTGCATACGAAAAGTGACTTGCTCATCGAAGGTTCCATTTGGATAGAGAATCTTCAGATCAGCGAAGCGGATCTTCTTGCGCTCACGGAACACATGGTCAATCCGATCATCTGGGCCAGTATCAAGAACCACATGAGGAAGCGGGATTGCTGAGAAGACAACAGGGTTAAGCGCGTCACCCTCTTCAACTGCAAGGATGCCAGTGCCAACCGCTAGGTCCATAAATGATTCATGGACTTCCTGATTGAAGTTGGAGGACTGAAGTATCTCAAAGACATACTCAGTAACTTCATCAAGATCTTTATCAACGGACTCGCGCTGATCCTTTGGAACCTCGCTGCCAGAAACAAGATCAGCCCAACGCGCAAAGTTTGGAACAAGTCCACTCTGCAAACGGCTGGCAAACTCTTGAACGCCAACAACAGCAGTCTCGTCAAAGATCTTATCGTCTCGACGCTGACCAGCCTCTTCATAGTAAAAGGATTCGCGCTGAGGCAAAGCGTACTCATAGCATTCCTCAAACAAGGGAACCCAGTTCTCTCGAAAAGCTTTAGCCTTGATGTATCGCTCAAGGTATTTCTTTGCCAATGGATCTTTCATTACGAGAACCTACCCAAGAATCCAGCACCAGATGAAGTGAAAAGAGAACGGCGACCAGCGCCACCCTGCATACCGCGACGAACAGTAGATGCTTTAATTGCTTCTGAAATATCGCTGGCTTTGGCTGTAGCAAGACGTTCTGCTTCAGCACGAGCGGCTTCTTCTGCGGCTGTACGTTGCGCCGCAGATGCTGCCGCTTGCTGTTCCTGAGCCGTTCTAGCTGCTTGCTGTTCAGCAGCACTTGGACCAAAGCACATGATAACCTCCTATGTTTCCTATTGGATAAACACTAATGCCAAAAAGCATCAATGCACAAACTACATTCTAGACCATAGACCCTGACGCCGCTTCTGTTTCTGATGCCGTTCAAACACATTAAACTCACTCTTAGCAACAGTAACCTGTGCTGGCTTTTGAGAGTTCATCAATGCACGACCCTCGCCAGCGCCGAGAAGAAGATATTGCAATGCGTCATGAACGTGGCTGTACATATTCTTGTCTGGTTTGTCAGAGTATCTCTCGCCAGAAACTTCCATGCGCTTATAAGAGTATCCACCTTCAAAGCCTTTGATGAGCGTTGAGCATCTGCGATCAATTAGAAAGGCGGGCTTGCCTTCAACCATTTTGGTAAGCTGAGAAGAGACAGCCTCAATCCGAAGATCAGGAGAGTTGGATGGAGCAGGGAATGCACGAAGTCCAGCACCGCGAAGAATATGGAATGGTGTTGATTCATCTGTCTGCGCTCTGAAGTCACCAGCGGGGTCGCCGTAGATAATCACCTCACTTGCCGCAGGGAAACGAATCGCAAGTTCATTCCTTAGCACTTCAGCGAATCGCACAATGCCCATATCAATGGCAACGATCTCTGACTGAATCAGCCAACGGCCACGAACCTTCTGTGCTATTGCTGCGGCTGGCGTCAAACCAAAGTCCAAGCCAACATAAACTGGAAGACCAGCGGCAATTGGTATCTCTTCGTTTGCAACGTGGATGTCTGGCGCGAACATGGAATACACTGGCTTCCCATCCTGAATGGACCCGAGTCTATTCATCACATAGACATCGATCCAACTCTTAGTCTTACCCTGAATCAAGTTCGGGTAATAACTCTTCATCATGTTCTTGCAGTTCTCAGCAACTGGATTTGGAATATATGATCCGACAGATCCTTCATCATCCTTTACTTCAATCATGCCAGCAGGCTGCGTAAAGAAGCGCCAGTTGGTTGGCTTGACCAGCATCTTAGCTTGCTCTTTAGGAATGTGATCTGGGATAGGAACCTCACCAGACATGATGGGCCACCAATGATCTTCCTCTGGCGCGTTGGTGTCTGCGATAACTCCAGTCCATGATGGACCGCCATCACGCATAGAAGGGTATCGACCAACACGCATAGTGCAGGCATCGATGATACTCTTTGGAATCTCACGCGCCTCATTGATCCAGATGCCAGTAAGTTCCAATGAAAGAAGCTTCTTAACATCTTCAGGTCTGTCCAATGCTAAGAACATAACCTCAAGATCAATGTCGCCCTTCTTGATGTGGTGGGTATAAGGAACCGACCAGATAAACTTTCCCCAGTCATTTTCAGGAAACCAATCAAGCCAAGTCTTGATAGTCGTCGTTCTTAACTGAGGGTTTGTGTTTCTGATGATGGCCCATCGACTTTTGCGAATACCATCAGCATTCTTCTGTTGAAGAAGGGCGCGACGAAAAACCTCAATACAACAACCTGCTGACTTGCCAGATCCTACTGGACCGCGAATCCCCCTGAAGAATGTATCATCCTTCATAAAGGCTTTCAGGACTTCGCCATCAGGTTTGTATTTGAAGTCGATCATCGCAACCCTTTGTCCACACCAAAGCGGATCATTCTCTCGGCAATCTCTGGGCCAAGACTCTCAATCAACTTGTCGCACTCAATGTTAGTGGCAAAGTCTTGAGGCACATGAATGAGATGAACCCTCCGCACGATCCCGCGAAGAAGGTTCAAATCTTGCTCTGCTAGGGAAGAAAGAAAACTCATTTTCCCTTGGGCTTTGGTTTCGCTGTAGGTTTCGTCATTGGCTTTGGCATTGCTTTCGTAATAGCCTTGCCACCCTTTTTCATATCAGGCATCTCGGTATTTCCTTACTTTGTTTGCAATTGACGTTGGTTGCTTACTTACTTGCTTTCCAGCCTTTACAGCAGCCCGCTTAGCAGCAGTTGTGCGAGCATACTCATCAGAACTTAAACTCTTAATGGCTGCTTCTGGCAAGTATCTTTCACCTGTTGCCTCACTGCCCTGCGTAGAAGGTTTACCACTTTTGGTTCTCCACTTCTGCGCGGTCCATCGACGTAAACTCTTCTGTGTCTCTTTCACGATGTGTACCCGCCGCCCTTGGCCTTGTACTGTTTCGCCAGCATCTGTGCCTTGCGCGCACTCCACTGACCAGCACCGCCGCCCTTATCATCAGCCTTGATCCGCTTGAACAAGGTCTTACGCATCTCTGGCTTGGTATAGTTACCAGCCTCATTCACCTTAGACTTCATGATCCACCCATCGTAAAGGGCATCAACAAACTACGAGCCTGAGTCGTTGTGCGATTGGCATACACTGGCATAGCCCGATCAACAGGCGTTCCAGTCGGAAGCTTCTCAAGTGGACCAAACTCCTGCTTCTGATATGGAATCTCAACTGGAGTAACTGGCGCTGCATTGAAACACATATCACTAATCCTTCTTCGCTTTTAGACGACGACTAATTGCACGAGCCTTGGCACGAGCATCCTCTTTACTACTTGCACCCCATACCTTGAGGCTGAGAAGAAGACGAGTGGGCCTTCCCTTCTCATCACGCTCAGGACCAGCCATGTTCCCCATACGCGCTAAGAAACTAGCCCGCCTCGGATTGTCCCCCGACTTCACTGGAGCCTTGAGGCTGCCCCCCGTCTCCCGATTGTAACTCGCTCGACCCTCGGCGTTTAACCCGCCGCTTGGGTTCTTGCCCGCCTTCCGCTGCCACGCTGGACTCTTTGCCATGTCTCATCCCAACCTTAGCCTTAGAACTGTCACCAAAAGGCTGAACCTCTGGAACCTTATCCTTAAACCGACCAGCCATCATTACCGCAACCTTCATATCACATTCCTTTTGTTAGCGAACCCTTTTGGGAAAAAATACGAGTGGTAGACTATTACAGCAAGTGTCATGTCCAGTTTCCCCCCCACCCCCCATGCCTAACAGAACTCAACCAAGTGAACGGCTAGAGAATTAACCAAGGTCTATGTGAACCCGTATGTCACCAGCCACCTGTACCTGCGCCCTGTCTATCGGCTTGAACCCAGCACGATCTAGAATATCCTTAGCCGCTTCGAGCTGAACATACTCACTCTTAGCACCATTCGCGAGCCTCATAACCTTGGCAGCGGCAAACGCAGCATTGGTTCCCAACGACTCTGCTATCCTCTGCATCATATACTGCTGCACATGGGGTAGCTTCAACGTCTTGCTTGCTGTGACATATCCTGACTTACCTTCTGCGTATCCTGCTTCTCTTGCGGCGGCTGCTGTATTCAGTCCTTCTGCTACCATCACATCAACCAGCGCCATCTGTCTTGCAGTTAACTTACGCTTCTCAGGCACATTACTCATCTATGAAGCCCCCCCTGTATCCCCCCCATATTCCCTCCCTCATAAAACCTGTCAACTCACAATACCGATTGTTACAAAAGAAGTGATGGGCCATCCCTCCTTCGTCGGGTCGGGCTACTCATGAACGGAGCCTCCAAAGAGGGAGTCTCCGCCCTTCGGGTGAGCATCCCTTGTCCAAGTGGGATACACTCCTTGATTCTGCAACCCTTCACCTGATCCGCTGCCACTTTCCTTAAGTGGAAAGATGGCTCGGCGAATCAGGCTCGCCATCTGCATATACAGCAACCTATGCTGTCGCTGGCTTCGCGTAGCGACACATTGCCGTCAGGCTGGCCCGCTGCGGTATAACCTCCCACTGTTGCTCGCTTCGCTTCGCGTGGGCAGGTTATGTCCTCGCTAATGGTGGTACTCACACACACAAACCCCCGTGCGGATGATCTCTCCTAGCGGCAGGGGATTGATGTGTCGTCAACCCCGCTCCCAAGTGGTCGGGGGTCGGCAGTTTGCGTCTTCGGTCGCCATGCTCGACATACTCCCTTCCGCGCCTGATCGTCTATCTTGTAACCACAGGTGGTTGCTTGATTCGGCTTGTGCAGGTCCGTGTGTCTTGCGCGTGGCTCGGTCAGCCGCCGCTTCGCTAAACTCCCTTGACGATTCCCTCGCTTCGCTCAGCACGACCAATCCCTGCACAGAATGACATCCTAAGACACGGGAGGTCTGTGTCTGTAAGCAGGAGAATGAGATGTACAACATAGTATTCTATTGGACAGATTATCCAAATGGAGACCCTGTTAAGATTATAATGAGCCAGTGGGCTGGTTACGCATCCTACGAAGAAGCATTGCGTTATGTGGAGGATTACGATTTCGGAATCCCGTTAGAATGGGAATGGGAGATTGTTTACATAAAGAGGAGCGTAGCATGAGAATAGTCCTTCACAGGAATCAATGACTCTGATGCCTCGGAATGTCTGAGTGTCAAGGGTACGCTGCGCCGCTTCGCGCCCTTGACACTCATCCACTCTGTCGGCTGTGGGGAAATTGTTAAAAACAAACTATGCAAACATCACAATGGAGAAATACAATGGACAACCTGATCAACATCGACCTGAAGAACTCCTACAATGGAGACGACCACATCACCCTGACACAGGCGCTATGCCGTATCGCAGCAGAGTTTTATGATCCATCGATGGTCATGGACAAAGACAGCGGCACATACAGCGAGCGCAATGCTCAGTCGTGGTCGCAGAAGCTGGTGCTGCAAAGCATTGGTAACGCAGCCTACCGACAGCTTAACGACACATCGGTCGGCAAGGACGGACGGCCTCGCGGTATCAGACATCAGCTTGACCGCGCAGCATCTTACGCAAAATCTCTGGCGATGCGCGTGTCAGATACAGAGATTGATCTAGAAGCACTGAATCGTGCAGCAGATTGGATCGAGCGCCTAGAAGCAGAGGTTAGCGCATTGCAGACGATGTATTACACAACGGCTGCGGTATATGAAGCGGCAACGGGTGAAGACTTCAAGCCCTATGCACCTTGGGAGACAGCGGTGCAGAAGAAAGCACCGATGCAGTCGAGCGCCAACGCTGACGCAGTAATGGCAAGGCTGGCTTTACTAGGCATCGATGTCAAAGTCGATGGTCCGCTCAACACCAATGGTGTCGAAACCAACGAGCGGGATGTAGCATAACGAGAGAGGGGGGGGCGTGAGCCTCCCCTTTTTTTATGCTTCGAGACTATGACTCAAGCAACAAGCGCCTCAAGGAAGGGGCGCGAGGGGTTGTTATTGTAACGCCGCGCTGGCGACAGCCCATTACAACGTCAATGAAATCAAATGAAATGAAAGGAAGGATCTGAATGAATCCAATCTTCGACGCTAAGAAAATACTGCCATACAATCCTGACTATGGATTGCCAGACTCAGTGAGGACTCAAGCAATTCTTTTGTCCATCAAGTATGGCACTCGCCGTGCAGCCAAAATGCTGGACGTAGGTGAATCAACTCTTTTCAAATGGCGCAAAGACAGCGGCCTCAACAACGTGGAGAATAAAAATGTTTGACGTAGTACGCAATGCCTATGAGTTTCCCGTTGAAACTCAACCAATCTTTGATCGCTTTGGCAATGAGATCCCCGATCAAAAGTGTGTGATGCGAACCGATACCAACACTGTGCTTGGTGTGCATGGCTCTCGCTATCAGATCATCAAGCATGATGATGTGGTGTCGTCACTAATGGATGCAGTCAAAGCATCGAACATCAGCCGTGACTTCACGACTAACTTCAGTGTCATTGAAGATGGTCGCAAGTTGCGCGGCGAGATCTTGTTCAACGATCTTACTGTTGAACCAAAGGTCGGTGACTACGTTAAGTTTCGCATCAGCTTCTTCAATAGCTATGATGGTAGTTGGGCATTCAGTCAAGCTGCTGATGGCTTGCGCTTGTGGTGCTTGAATGGCTGCACCAATGCGAGCAAGACAGCATCATCTAAGTTTAAACACACGCAGTCTGTCAACATCGAGGGCAGTGCAGCAAAGATGATCTTTGGTTTGGAAACCTTTGTAAATCAGCCACACATCTGGCGTGACTGGATGGTATCCAATGTGACTGACGATATGGCTGAGACTTTCTTCAAAGCAACGATTGCCAAGTCATTCACAAATCAAGTGCAGCATCAGAAGACCAATGAGAAACAATTGGAAAGATTGCTTTCTATTTGGCATGATGAAGCTAATCAATTGGGCAGCAACAAGTGGGCGCTGTACAATGCAATGACCTACTGGTCCAGCCACACTAAAGAACTAAAGAACCCTGAAGTTGCTCGTCGCAATCGCGAAGATGCAATCTCAAAAGCAATGCAACACAAACTCTGGGAGGAGATTCACTAATGGCTAGCGAAATCTTAGTAATGGGTATCGTCAAATACGAAACAATAGTTTCGACTTACGACAGCTTCACTTGTCGCCGCATCAAAGTGACGGATCGTAATGGTCACATGACCGAGTTTGCTATGTACCACACAACTGGCGAACCATTTGAACACGTTCCACTTGAGAAGATTGATCGTCGCGAAAGAACAAAGGATGCACTAAGTGAGGATGAGTAAACAACACTTTGATTTCATTGCAGAAAAGGTCGGCCCATTAGTGGGCTGGCCTAGTGATCTGCATGAGATAGCAGATCAACTGCAAGAAACGAACCCAAAGTTCAATCGTGAAAAGTTTATCAACCGAGCAACAACAGCGTGGGAGAACGCAAATGCCGACCGATTCAAACTCAAAGAGATCGACGATGATGAAATCCCATATTGAGATTTGCCCTGACTGTCATGGTCAGGGTGAAGTCGAAGTAGGATTTTATAAGTACGCTTCATTTAACAGAGATGTTGGTGAAGAATACACTGCATGGCATATGTGTGATCTATGTAGTGGATCAGGTGTTGTCGAGGAGGCACTCAAAGATCTTGACTAACCATCATGTTGCTGCAATTGTGCAGCGCATGAAAGCATATCTCACAATCCTCACAGAGAAGGCCGACGAGTGCGGCCTCTCACTCCTTATCGCCTTCAAAGAGGCGGGCATTCCCACATCAACATACTACAGAACAATAAACGAGAAGACAGAACTTCGTTATGAAACATCAATGAGGGTGATGAATGCAATCGAAAAACTTCACACACTTCAACAAGCCCGTGAGTATTCCAAAGAACTACGAGGATCTGGTGCAAAGGTTAATAACCGCACGATCCGAGCGCGGATTAAGTCAGGAAGTTTTGGCTGATATCATCGGATGCACAGTGTCATTAATCCACAAGTGGGAAACCAACAAACGAATCCCATCTGGATTCATGCTAATGTGTTGGCTTGATGCGCTCAGCTATGAAATCGAAGTCAAGAAGCGGGATGATACAGTGTGAACACTGTAGCAAACACGTTGAATATTTCGTGGCTGTTTTTGTATTTGATAACTCGCATATCTTTATCTGCATCTCATGCTACGAGGCTCCCGAATGCCGAACAAAAATAAATCAAAAGGTACTTACCATGAAAAATGGATCGTCGAGTGGCTCAAAAAGCTTGGCATCCAAGTCAAGCGACAGCCCCTCTCAGGTGCGCTCGGCGGTGAGTACAGAGGTGATATCGTCCTCAGACTCTTGGGACACAGACTGGTAGGCGAGGTTAAGTATCGCGACCTATCTGGATTCCCAAGTCCCTTCTCTGTTTTAGAACAGAGAGACATTGCATTTTATAAAAGACGGAGCGGAACTCCGCAATTAGTTGTCGTCATGTCTGGCGAAACCTTTCAGCAACTCATGGAGAAACCAAATGAGCGAATCGCAAACGATTCAAATACTGAATCACTTGAAACTTGGGACGACCCTGACGCCGATTGAGGCGCTCGATTTATATGGGTGCTTTAGATTATCTGCTCGCATCTATGATCTTAAAGATCAAGGCTGGCCCATCCGTTGTGAAAAAAAAGAACTTCTAAACGGAAAGCGCGTTGGACACTATAGCTTAGAACAAAACAAAATGTGGTGGCCCATCCATTCTATTGCCAACAAGTATGAAATCGCAATGGAAGAAATGAAATCAAATCAAATGGAAGCAAGAGTATGAGACGAGAAATAATCTTAGACACTGCCTATGACTATGTAACACGGGATCGTGCTAACACACATGGCAATGCTGAACGTAACTTTACTCAGATTGCTGCGCTTTGGTCGGTGCATCTTGGCGTAACTGTGCTACCACATCAGGTTGCCATTATGATGATTGATCTAAAGACAGTGCGGGCGTGGGACAATCCAAAGCATGAAGATAATTGGATTGATATCGCTGGCTATGCAGCTTGCGGAGGAGAGATCAACAGTGAACCAGAGATTGATCCCGTATGATCTTCTCGCTGACATTGCTCTAACCTTTATTCCAAACCCTATAGCCAAGATAGTCCTCTTAGAACTTGCACGTTACAGCAACTCCGTTGGAGAATGTTTCCCATCCAGAGAAACAATCTCTAACGGCAGCGGTATTGCTGTGCGTTCTGTTGTGAGAGCGATACAATGGCTAGAGAATGAAGGACTGATTCGGATAGAGCATCGTTACGGAACGTCCAACTTCTATGTCATCACCAGTATGGAGGAAGAAATGACTGATGATACCCGTGCCAATTTGGCACACGAAGGTGTTATATACTTAGATCAATCTAAGAAGAAGAAAGATAATACATCTTATCGTGCCAATTTGGCACGACCTATGGACTCACCACTGTTCCTTGCGTTTTGGCAAGCATACCCTCGCCGCATTGGTAAAGGCGCAGCAAGGACTGCATTTGCTAGATCACTTGGCTTTGCTGATGGGAACAAGATTGTTCAAGCAGCCATTGCCTATGCAGCACACTGCACTGAAGCAAAGATTGAACAGAAGTTTATTCCACATCCAACAACATGGCTTAATGCAGAGCGTTGGGAAGATGATCTAGCAACAGAAGAAAGCAAACCAGCATCGGGGTGGGGCAATGTCTTCAATGAACTATGAAGAGCGCATCGCTCACATAAAAAATTGGTTTCAATCTGAAATAACCATTCGCTTCAATATGCCTCGCGATGTTGACGCAAAGATAGCTGCAATGGATGTCATCGAAGCAATCAACGGGAACCTACCATCCCCACTCACACAGGAGCGGATCGGGAACCTCTTGTCCTCAATCACAAAAGAGGTTTCACGATCCGCCAAGAGCCGAACACTTCCGACTGCAAAGGAGTTTGTTGATGTAGTCAGGACATTGACGCAGACTGGGCAAATATCAACGCACAGCGCGTCTAACGATAGCTGGCGCATAGACCCACTCAACATAGCAATCAAGCGTGTGAGAGCGGGGGAATCCCTATGCGAATCTTGGCTTAGAGAACCAAAGAGAGGGAGGCTTTTAAATCATGTGACCGATAAAGAACTTGAACCATATGATGTTTACATTGCTGCTCATACGCAGTAATATATCAACACCAAGCACTGGAGGATAATATGGAACGAAAAGGTTTCATCGGTGGATCTGACTGCGTAAAAATTATGCAGGGCGAATGGCTAGAACTGTGGCAGATCAAGACTGGACGCATTGAATCAGACAATTTGTCTGACAACATTGCTGTTCAACTTGGCATTCATACTGAAAGCTTTAACCTACGTTGGTTTGAGAAGTGGCATGACTGCCAACTTCACAGCCATCAGAAAACAATCTTCACTGAGATTGGCATCGTGCCAGCCAAGGGTATGATTGATGCAATGTGGCAAGACTCAATTGTTGAAGCCAAGCACACCAATACAATGAGCAGCATGGAGGGAATCATTGAGCGGTATATGCCGCAGCTTCAACTCTATTGTCACTTGGCGGAATCAGATGGTGCATATCTGTCTGTGATCTTTGGCAATAACAAATGGGAATCTGTCTATGTCCGCAGAAACGAAGAGTATTTCAATTCAATGTGGGCAGTGGTGTCGGACTTCTGGGGTTACGTTCTTCGGAATGAAGAGCCTATTGGTGTCGATACGCCGACGATCAGCATCGACAAGATCGCGGTGGACGAGATGGTCAGAAGGGATGCGAGTACAGACAACGAGTTCATCTCCTACGCCCACGAATACAAACAAAACAAAGCCGCCGCTAAGGCTTTTGAAACAGCCAAGACAAACCTAAAGCAGATGGTCGCAGATAATGAACGCGAAGTTTACTGCGACATTCTAACAATCAAACGATCCAAAAATGGATCATTGCTCTTCACGGAAAGGTAACATCATGGATGACAAGAACATGGAGTTGTGGGATGCGGTATGTAAATCAGATCCACGATATCTAAAGTCAGTTGCACTTGGCGCTCGTAAGTTTACAGCCATTGACCCAATGTATCAGGTCATGTCTGCAACCAAAGCCTTTGGTCCAGTAGGGATCAAGTGGGGATGGAGTGCGAAGACAGAATTTGTTAACTGCTCCAATGGCGACACTGCTGTTGTGTCACACGTTGATGTATGGACTGGTGATCCATCTAATGTCTTTGGCCCATTTGCAGGATGCCGTAAGTTCTTTGACTCAGCAAAAGGTCGGATGAACGAAGATGCACCCAAGATGTCCATCACTGATGCACTGACTAAGTGCCTATCTCATCTTGGCTTCAATGCCGATGTGTTCCTTGGGGAATACGATGGCAACAAATACACAGCCAATCCGAAATCCAACGATCCTGAAGGGGATGGTTGGTAATAACGTAAGATCATAGAGGAGCCAGAAGCATGGCAGAGTACGACAACACAGACAAAGGCGCAGCGTTCAAACCATTTGATACGCAGAAGCTTATCTTGCAAGGCAAGATCAATGATGATGGCACTGAACGTAAGATTGTTCTCATCAAAGATACAACCAAGTCAGGCAAGCAGATCATTGAGATCTTTGAAAAAGCTGGAACTCTTTTTGTAAATGAAAAGAAAGAGTCTGAGAATGCGCCAGATTATACTGGCCCTATCAGCAGCATTGTTAAGGATCGTCGCATGGCTGCATGGAAACGCACCAAAGATGGTAATCCATACATGACCCTTGCCGTATCTGATGCGCGAGACAATGGAGAAAATCCTAAGCCAAGCAATATTTCTATTGCGGACGATGAGATTCCGTGGTGATATGGGACATCCTCCCGTGATGTGCAACTTTGGTCAAGGTTAATTCCTTGACCATTTTTAATTGGGGGACTTCATGAATGAAGAAACATACGCGCAATTGCTAGAGCAAAGCGCAAGAAGAACATCTCTTGCACTCAAAGCAAACAAAATCGCAGAGAAGAAAAGCAAATCATTCGACGGATTCATTCATGTTTTCCATGAGGTCCGAGAGAATAACAATCATGACATTGAAGTATTGCTTGAAGAGTTTGCTAATCTTTCGGCAACAACTATTGATGTTTTGTTAAGCCGAGACAGAACGGCAGTGATTGCAAACACAAGGAACGTATTGTTCTATGTGATGCACAAGTACACTGGCCTTAGCAATCCACAGATAGCCCGCATCTTTCAAAGAGATCCAAGCACAGTTCAAACTGGCAGGGTTCGTGGAAAGAATATCGTTGATAAGAATAAGTTTCTTGTCGATGTGATCCAAGATGCACTTAACAAAGCAAAAACAAACGGAGGAAACTATGGTCATTAATGGCAGACACTTGATTGAAGCAGCACCCATCAGGGGCATGATTAACGACAAGATGCGCCAGCACGGCGTGTCTTTCGGTCTGTCAGAAGCAGGATACGACATCCGCATCAAGCAGGATGTTCGGTTTTATAAAGCAACAGATGACGACCCTCCAGAAGTGTTCATAGATGGGGAGTTTTTTACTGGCAACTTCACTCTCGCCAGCGCCATCGAAGAATTTAACATGCCATCCAATCTTGTCGGCATTGTTCACGACAAGTCCACATGGGCGCGGCAGGGTCTGTCGGTCTTCAACACGGTGATTGAACCATCGTGGTGTGGTTTCTTAACGCTGGAGCTGGTCTACCACGGGCGCAATGGTCTGCACATCCCAGCAGGGGCGGGCATTGCGCAGGTGATCTTTCATCAGACATCCGCCAACGCCTACTATGACGGCAAATATCAAAATCAGGCTGATATGCCTGTCTCAGCAAAGATGGAGGAATGAACATGGCGTTTTTTATGTGGAGCCAGAACAATTCTGGCGGAGACTTTGTTGTTGATGAAAACCTAACTTTGCGGGTGGTCATTGAGGCTAAGACTTACGATCTTGCAGAGGATAAAGCACTTAACTTTGGCATCTATTACAATGGTGTTGAAGATAAAATGGATTGCGATTGCTGTGGTGATCGCTGGTATGAGGGCAAAGAGTTGGACGTTGAGGGTGGGCCGATGCTTGAGTACCTTCAGGAATATGCCGACAAATACGGCTGGGAAAGCCCAAGCGTAATCATCCACTACGCTGACCGCACCAAGGGTGCTATTGTACGGATGGCGAAATGATCTGCAACAAGTGCAACGTGCCGATGGGTCAGGGCATTGCAACCCAGCAGACCTATGTCGGGGGCATGCCTGACTTTGCGGGTGACAGGCACTCCAGTACGTTTTCTGCTGGAGGCACTGGCAAGGTGATCAATTGTTTGAAATGCCCAGAATGCGGGCGCAGCGTTACAGAGGGGAAAGAAAATGGATGACGAAGCTTTAGGTATGGCGCTAGTAATTTTTGCTATCACGTTCATGAGTGTGGCAATCGTATTGTCATTTGGATTTGTTGCGAGGACCAGCCCGTTACAGCAATGTATCAAGGCAGGATACGAGTGGCGTGGCGGCGATTGCATAATGGGGGTGGACTATGACTGATCCAAACATCTGGATGCCATTGGTGGTTATCCTATACATCATCCCAGTCTTTTGGCTATTAGATGGTTTTAAGTTTCTTGTTGAGCAAACTGGCAGCCGTTGGAAAGCAACCATATGGGTATTGTTATGGCCCGTATTTATGCTTGTAGATATGATGGAGCAATATAAGTAAATGCCTCAACCTAAAAGAAAACTAACACAGCAGGACTTCGATATAATCCAAGCAAACACCGCACAAGAAGCGGCAAAGATACTTGGCGTTCATCGCGCTACGATAGCCAAGTGGTGCAAGCGCGAGGGGATCAAATACAAGCCCATCTATAAAGCCGCATCTCGCGAGGAAAAAGAAACTCACGCAAAAATCCGCAAGGCATATAAACAAGGCTTGTCTCTCAAAAGCATTGTGCTTCAGTTTGATGTGCCATTTTCAAAAGTTAGGCACGTTTTGAAGTTAAAATATTATGGTAAGGTTTTTGAGTTTTTATCGCCAGAAGTCACTGAGTGGGTAGAAGCTGAATGCCCTGCTACAATGAGCGTTTACGAGTTTATCGCCGTCCTAGTTACGGACGCACATCGGGAGGAAAAGGAATGACCTTACCATATATCTTAATATTGGTGTGCGCGTTGGTGATCGGGGTGTGTCTGGGGATCATCTATGAGTGGAGGTCGGCTAACGCCATCCGTGAGGCCGTGCTGCGTAAGGCTGCTACCCAGTGCGAAACGTGCCAATGCCGTGATGAAATCCTCGCCCTGATCGGAGAGAAGAAATGACCCATGAAGAACTGATCCGTGAATTACGAAACAGCAAGGGCTGGCCCAATCTGGGAAACGCCGCCGCCGACTGCATTGAGCAGTTGGTGAAAGAACAGAGCATATGGCAGAAAGAAGCACTGCGGCAGAACGGTTTGATGCACAATGCCATGCTGGGCGCTGCAAAGACCGAAGCCAAGCTGGCTAAGGCTGTGGAGGCGCTGCGGAAAACAGATCAGAATATTATGTTTTACACTGACGACACTTCTTTTCGTGTATGGGGAGAAGATGCTGTTATTGACATCCGCAACGTGCTGGCTGAACTGGAGAAAACAGAATGACAACGTTTTGGACCGTGATGATTATCACCTTCGGTGCAGGGGCCTTCGACGGAACGTTTACAGGCCTACCATACAAAGACTCAATGACGTGCGGACAGCACATCGACACCATGCGTAAACAGATGGAATTGCAAGGACTTGTAGTTGATATGGTGCAGTGCAGGAGTATGTCAAAATTATCTGGATCAATCAGACCTAAAACCCGACCATAAAGAAAAGACTATAGAGAAACTTTGATTCTGCTTATTTCTCCATGACGCTTATGAAATGTAATCGCTTGCATCTGCGGCTGAGAACCATAAGCACTTGACGCAGCATGATAATCTCTTGGCGTCACGGGTCTTAACTGTTCAACCTGTACGCCGCCCACATCCTGCATTTTCAAATGATGGAAGTGACCAGTAAAGTAAAAGCGAAACCTTGTTCGGCCCCACATATCAGGCCACTCACTAGCAAGGTGCATAACAAGTCTTTCTGCTTTTGCTTTATCACCATGATGAGCAGCTATCATGCAAAGACCAAACTCCATGATAAAAAAATCACCAAAGTTTTTCTGAATCTCAATTCTTGGATTGTCTCTGTATCTTTGGGACATAGCAACTTTGACTGCAATGTAAGCATCCCTATCGTGATTGCCCTTGATGATAGATACCAAAACCTTCTCATGCTTTGATGCTGCAATCTCTATTGCTGCTGCCAACGCATCTATTGCTGCCTCAATCGTTGCTTCAATCCTTGTGTCCACATCTAGAACATGACCGCTTTGCGTAAGATTGGTGTTGTCGTTGTGGTGCAAGTAATCTCCACCAACAATAATGACTCCAAACTTTGACGATGGCGATGATGAAACACACTTTGCCACACCATTTATAAGGCGTTGAGCAGCAATCTCAGTGGTGTAGTCCTCACCAGATTCTTCTCGCTTTGCTCTCATTCCAATATGGGCATCGAACAATGGATACACTGTCATAATTTCTTCGTCGTGTAACTCAACCCGATGAATGACAGGGATTGGTTTGATATCTTCCATCGCTTCTTTAATGCGATCAGTCAAATCTTGTACAACATCATCCTTGGGCATCTTAAAATATAATGATGCACTCTCAGTCTTGATCCATCCAGAGTGAAGAATCTCTACATCCTGCATTCCAGCATCTGACATTGCGGAAACAACAGACGGATCTATATATCTTTCGGCCCTAATAAGTACTGCCCTAACAGCGGCTTCGCTAATGTTAAGACGACGAGCAACTTCTCTTTTGTTATTAAGCTTTAGGAAGAGGTCATATACCTCTTTCTGACGGGGTGTCATTTACAAGCCGCATCGATCATCATAATCAATTGCGCTCCCGTTTTTATAGATGAATCCCCACCATCAACAGCAAGTGCAGCAGCGTGTTTAGTTCTTGCTGATGCAGTGCCATCGCATAGTGCATTACTGTTTGCCGCGATCCCGCAACCACTCACGCAGAACAGCAGGATCATCAGTGATATTGTCTTCAACACTATCAATCTCCTTTCTTGTCTTCGCGTAACTCTTAGCATTTTGCAAAGCTTGCTTCTGACTTTGCTCACGCTTGCCAGCCATCCAAGCAGTAAGGATTAAAGCAACAATCCCAATGGCCCATAGTGCCGTGCGTTTAATCCATCCAAACATTAACGATCACCATCCGCCCACTTGCGGAGGCGCTCACGCATGATCCAAACAGCAGCTAGGGCCACGATACCACAGAACACCAAAGCCACGATCTGCGCTGTCCCACTGAGTGCTGATACGGC